TTGGTGATTAAGGCCAAGAAGAACCTCGGCGCGTTCGACTGGACTAAGAGCGTACAAGTCTTTCATGAACTGCGTAGAGCCGTCCATTCCAGAGGTAAAGTAATTAGGGTCCCGCGCGTTAAGTGCCAAAATCCTATCAACCTTTTTCTTGTCAAAATCTTTTCCTGATTTGGCCATCTTGACCAATTGCTCAAAGCCAGTCTTAGCCTGATTAACTTTCCTTTGGTAGGATTCAGCCGCAACAGTCGGAGTTTCAAACATTCCTCCTTTGATTCTATTCCAACTAAGCCCACCACCAACATCATAGTTTCTAGCGGCCATGCCAGCGCCTTCCTTAGCGCCTTCCCAACTGAACAATGGCATAACAGGGATAAGAGCGTTTCGGATTCGGCTACCCTGCCGTTCAGACGCCTTCATATAAGCGACGTAATTGACGTAGTTAAACGCCAACTTCGATTCCCAGAACGCATGACGTTCGGATGGACCACCTCTTTTTTCCGCGGCGGCTTCCTCGGCAAGAAGACCTACACCAAGGGTATTAAGAGACTCCTCGTTGTTAAGAACTTCATATTGAGGACTGTCTGGATTGGCTCGAATTGCCTTTCCCTGTTCTCGGGTGCGCTCAATAGCCTTCTGGTATTGTTTGCGCCAAGTGGGTGTGTCCCCTTCAAGTTCCTGAATCTGGTCTGCTGTAAACTGAGTCTTGTAGTTAGGACCTAGGATTGCCGCGAGCCTAGCCTCCTTGGCCATGGCGGCGTACTGGATTACGTTTTCTGGGTTAGGTCCAGTGTTGCCAGCAGGGCCTTCAGGAAGGTCTTCAATCAGCGCGGGCGCTACAGCGGGAGCAACGCCAGCCTTAGCCGCTAAGTCAGCGCCCTCCTTGGTTGGAGATTTAAGGCGCGCCTTAGGAGGCACGTAGTAAGGAGAAGGCTCAGCCATTTTAAATTAATATTCGAGGTGGTATTTCCACTTGTTGATTACCTTGTTGGGCATCCCTTGGTCACCCAAGTAGGTAATAAGTTCACGCCAGTACGGAGCATAAACATCCGTTACGTACTTATCCCACTCTTCCTTTCTGGCACCAGTGCGCTCGGCCTTAGTCATGTTAGGAGCCATTGCGCGGGCGGCAGTCCACTGCTGGACAAGGAAATTAAGGCGCTTGTCGTTCTGCGCTTCCGCCAAAAGGACTGATTCAAACTGACCGATGGCTTCTTTCGCCACAGGGGTCTTTTCGTTGGTGTCGAAGTTCTTAACGATGCCAGCGATATTAAACACCTTTCCGTGCGCAACGTAGGCGGTGTCAAAAGTTCCTCTGGTCTGGAAGATGGCGCTTCGGACGGCAAAGTTTCCGTCAACAATCTCGCCCTTGTCGTCCACGGCTTTGATTCCAATTCCCTGCTCAAAGGACCTTCGGACTCGGGTGACCTTTTCGTTAGCAAGGCCCTGAAGGTCTAGGAAGTACTTGGAAGGGTCTCTGGTGTAGTCTTCCCAGAAACCTGCCTGAATTACGTCTTTAATGAACGTAGGGCTACTTGTGTTGATGTTAGACCAAGGAGTAGGGGTGGAGACCTTGGAGTTAATAAGCGCGTAGTCCGAAGGGCCAAGAGGACCAAGGCCCTTACCTAGCGTACGCTTAATCTCGAAGACGGCGCGCGCGTATTCTTCCTTTGCCGCTTGGCCTTCGTCTCCGTCCCAATTGGCGCGAAGTTTGAATCCGCCAGTCTTTGCCGCCGCAGTGGGGTCCGTTTCAGGAATGGGCTTACCATCAGCATCGCGCGCGTACAGGGCTTGCATGGCTCTAGCAATGGCGTTCAGGCCAGTGTTATCAACAAGCAGTTCTTCGCGGGTTTTTCGGACGTTTTCGTTCGTAGCGGTTCCGTCGCCAGACATGCTTCCAGCAACAGATAGGCTCCACTGAGGGAAAAAAGGAACGTACAAGACAGGCTCCCACTGAGTGGCGACGTATTGTCTGATGGTTTCTTTTTCTCCATCGGGCTTACTCGGGTCCTTCGGGAAGGATTTGGTTTCAACCCTGTAGCCACCAAACAAGGCAGTGGCTTGAGCCGCTTTTAGTTTAGCCGCGGCGGCTTGAGCAGAAGCCTTTTCAGGCTCGGTCTTACGTCCTTGCCCAGAGTCCAGCCGCTTAATCTCGTCTTCAGTCAGAGGTACTTCAATCAGTTCTCCGTTGTCAGAGACGCTGTAGTGCATGCCTGTCTCGAGGTCGTAGACGTCATTCGTTCCCTTCGCAATCATGGTCCAAAGGGTTTGCTTGTCCTGAGCGCCAAGGGCAGGAATGAACTGGCCCCCTTCGCGAGACTGGGTCTGAGCCATTGCTTCAAAGTAGGTCAGCGCGGCTTGGTACTTATGCTGAATAGCCACTTGCGCGTCGTAGGTCTGACGTTCAGTCATGAACTCACCCGCCCAGACAGGGCCTCCGTAGGCTTCGTCTAGATTCTTCTGTAGGCTATTACGAACCTGCGTAAGCGAGGTGACGTCGCCGCCGTTCTTAACAGCGGCCTGAATCTCCTCGTCAAGTTTCGTGATTCGCTCGGCCGCTTGCTCCTCGGTAAGGTAGTATTCGCCCTTCTCTTGCGCGGTCTTCGGCCTTTTCTCATCGTCAAGAAAAGCGGCCAGCGCGGCCTCCTTGGCGTAAAGTTGCTTAGGTACCTCAGGGCCTCCGCTTTCCCGAAGGCGTTCAAGAAGGGCAATCTGATTTTGGAGAGTTGCGTATTCTGACTTCGCCGCATCCGTATTAGCAGTGGTCGCCCAGTTGATTGCGGACTGAACGGCGGACTGAGCGTCCTTGCTAGACGGCAATGCCGCTTTTCTTGCGTCCTCAGCGGCCTTAAACAATGCCGCTTGCTTGGTTTTAGTGTCTACGTCCCTAGCCTTGGATTTCGCTTCCGCTTCCGCTGTAGCGGTAGCAGTTTCTTTTTCCTTGTCGAACAAGGCATTGACCGACGTGACTGACCCAATCAGTTGCAACTTCTTCTTGTTGTCGAACTTAGAGGGGTCTTTCAGGAATGAGACACCGTCCCTCTCGGTATCTTCGTACGCGCGAAGAAGAGCAATCTGCTGTCGCTGTTCTGGGGTAAGGTTTTCAAACGCGCTAGGACTCTGCGGTGCGCTCGGGTCATCCTCAGTGTCAGGGTCATAGTCTGGGTCGATACCAGCCGCTTCAAGAGCCTTTCTGATAGTGGCCTTCTTCCCAGCAATTCCAGTCAGGGTCTTATTAAGTCCTTCCATGAACACAGGACTCTTGGTCTGCTCGTTTAGGGCATCCTCCTTAGCCCGCGCCGCTTGGTAGCCAGTGATAAGGTCGCCGATGCCCTTGCCCACGGCGGCGCCAGTGTCGGCGAGGTTCTTGGACACCTGCGCGTAAGCGCCTAGAAATCCTTCGGGTACAGGGTTGATTCGGGAGCCTTGATACTGCCCGAACATCTTGGAGTCGCCTTCAGCCATATTAGCCTTCCATAGCCTTCTTGGCTAAGAATGAACCTCCGCCAGTAGCGAATCCACCAAGGACTCCGCCGATAGCGCTAGTGATTCCAGAACTGACCTGAGCGCGAGCGGCGGCGTAGGAAGCCGCGGTCTGCTGATTGCCAGCGGCGAGGTCGGCGGCGTACTGGGATTCTGGGGAGAAAGTCCTAGGGCCGATGTTGCTGGCAAAGCCGCTAGCGAACTGTTGCTGACCGATGCCAGCCGTAAAGGCGCCGCTCTGGCGTCCAAGGACGGCTTGGAAGGGGTCAGCGATGTTAGCCTTATTCAGGCCCATGACGGCGGAGGCATTGGTCATAGCGGCGGCACGGCGGTCTTCGGCCATCTTGTAGGTGTTCAGAATCTCGGAGATGCTACCCTGAGACCCAAGAGCCACTCCTCGGGCTGAAGCGGCGCCTCGGGCCGTCTGGACGGCAAGGCGCTGTTGCGACGCGGTAAGGGTTCCAGCGCCAGCCGACTTAAGGTTTTCGAGGGCTTGCCGATTGAGTTCCTCAAGAAGACCCTTGGAGCGCGGGTCGGCGGAAAGGTACGCCTCGGACGCGCGGAGTCCAAGGTCTTCGACCGCCTTGATATCAGCCTCACGCTGTTGGCGCTGGGTGTAGATATCCGAGCGGCTCATGGAGGGCATGATATCCTTCTCGAGAATCTCCATCAGGCCACGGTCAGAAAAGGCCGCAGGGTCTGGGGGAGTAGATGCAACCAGTTTAAGGCGGTCCCATTCTTCCTGAGGGATACTACCACCCTCCGCGAGAATTGCTTTATAACGGCGGTCAAAACCACCAGTAAGGACGTTTCGGGTGTTCTCTCCGAGAAGAACTTCACGCAGTCGGAGCGGGCCTTCCTTGTTCGCCTCTAGGAGTTCGGCGGCGCGCTTCTGCTCGGCAAGGGCGACGTTGTACTCCTGCTTAGATGCGTCCGAAAGTTCTTCGTAAGAGACCCGACCAAGCAAAGTGTTGCGGTAACCGCCTAGGGTAAGGCGTTGCATCTTGGGGGTGAACGCCGCTTCTGCCGCAAAGACAGAGGGCGCCATCTGGACCTGCGCCCGCAGGTTCCCCATGGTATCGGTGTAGTAATCCCGCGGGGGCGGGGTCTCTGGGCCTTTTCCTCCGCCCATGTCAGTTCAGAACCTCCGCGCCTTTGATTAATTTACCTGCGATGTCGTGAGCCTTCATAGTGGTGTAGGAGCCTCGACGAACCGCGATGGTCGTCTTCTTGTCCTTAAATCGCTGGAGGAACCCATGGGCGAGAAGTCTCGTCGAATCGGTGTCCGTTGAGGCAAGTTGGGCAACAAAAACACAACTTTTCCCTTTAGGAGCCTTCCAGTTAAAGTGAGCGTATGCTTCGTCCTCGTCGCACTCATAGGCGATTAGGACTCCAGTAATGCCGAAGTCAGGGTCGGTCGCCCACATGATATTGCCCTCTAGAGCCTGAAAAGCGATGTACTGTTTCAGGCTTTCCTCATCTCGAAAGCCAGCATCACCGAGGGATTCCCAGCCTACCTTTGCGATTACGAACTCAATGATTTGGTCGAGCGGGTTAATCATACGTAGATTTCGTGAGCGTGTCCTACGCTAAGGCCAGTCTCGTTATCAATGGAGCCAGCGGTGGCCGCTGACCTATTCAAGTGGAACGTAACAGTTCTGTTATTCGCGGCTCGGAAGTGAACGGAGTACGTGCATGAAACAGCGAGCGTGTTGAAATCAACAATCTTGATTCTACGTGTGCTCGGGGTAGTTCCCTCGTTGGTATCGTAAGTGCCTCCAGTAACTCCAGACCAAGTGTTGTTAGACGCATCAACGGAGTCAGGAAGAGCGACAGCAACACCAGCGCCAGTGCCAGAATTGGGGGTTCTGGTAACAACGAAAGCCATGTCTGCTTCACCGTTCCATGCCTCACCGTGGATTGCCCAATCTAGGACGACAGTATTCCCAGCCTTCTGAGGAGTGAACGTGATGTCCAGTTGCGTAATCTTAGTTCCGTTTAGATTAGCAGTGTTCTGAACGCCGCCCCAACCAGACGTGAGAACCGCTTGCGCGCGGGTCTGGACGAAGTAGTCGTAGCGAGGCTTGATGGCCGCGTTGTTAAGGGTTGGCGGCAAAAGGAAATTGCAAAGCGAACGGAACTCCGCGACGCCCATTACGCGGAGGCGTGACAAATAGGACAGTTCACGAACGCGGAAACTTACGCGGCGCACCGTAACGGCTGTGCTGGTATGGGCAACGGTAGCGTTCGCAGGAAGCGTGATGTTGATGGTGTTAAGGCCAGTAACAGAAAACGACTCAAACAGGCCGCTAAACTCTGCGGTAGGACCAGTAATCTCAATCGGCATGTTACTGAGCAGTCCATGATTACCAGTAAAGGTAAACGTGATGATAGGGCTACCTACAATGGAGGACAAGTTCGCGACTCGGCTCTGCCCGAGCACGTCCATGTTTTCCTTAACCTCGAAAGGACCGCTTGCGATTTCTGTCTTGGTAAGGTTGGTTCGGCTATTGAGGCCAGAGAAGATAGAAACCGAACCATTAGAAGCCGCCTCGAGTACAAGCCCACCGCCGCCGACAGTCTCAATCTTAAGGTTAGAATTAGTCTGGTTCTGGCTGATGGACATTTGTCCCTGCTCAATCGGCTCAATCGACTGAGCCTTAAGCGGAGACAGGGACGAGCCTACGCCACGAACCTTGTCGATAGAAATGGCAACCAGCGAATCGGTAGCGGCTTCGTACCCGAGTATAAGGTCTGTTCCTTCAAGCGCATTACTGGCAGGGGGCTGAGAGAAGACGGCATCCTTATCAAGCGACGTGTCGGTGACCAAAGAGTTCAACTTGGCCGCGGTGACCAAGTCGTTATTCTGGAAGATGGTGGTAGTGTTCTTAAGTTGGCTCATTTCTCGGATTTGGTAAGGCGTCCGCCAGTGGTAGCGTCAATGCTCATGCTTTTGATAATCGGTTGGCCGTCCAACGTGTTTATCGTGATGTCAGCCGCAAAGCCTCGTTTACCAATGGCGACGCGCCTGATGGATTCCTCCTGACCGCTGGACGTAAAGGTGTCGGTGATAGCCTCGGAATCTGGGCTGTAGACAGTGACTAGAGTCTCGATAGCACAATTGCCGTCGTACTCCAGTTCTACTGCCGTACTAGAGAACCGCTTCTCATGGCTGGTGCCATAGGTAAACTTACGGCTCTTGATAGAGCCTTGGACTGGGTAGAAGCGCCGAGCCATGGTATTCAAATAGAAACCATAGTTGTTAGGAGCGGGTAGGCCAGTGGCCCCCAATTGGGCTGGCAGGACAGTGATTCCTAGGGCGTCCACGTCGTCTCCTACGGCGTTTTCTTCCATCAGGTAAATACCTTGGCTGGAGACGCAGAACAGCCGCTTGCGGTCGTCTAGAACGCATTCCAGCAGGTTGTTGATTGTGAACTTGGGGATGCTTTCCGTCGGCTGTGCCGCGGGAAAAGTATCCACGGACTCCCACGCTTTGTTTAGGCTGTTAAAAATAATGATGGTATCGTTCCCAGCGTCGCTGAGGGGGATAGCCATGTATAGCCGATTGCTGTGGTAAATGCCTACCGCCTTGTCGGATATTGAACGCTTAATGTTCTGAATGATATCGTCGATAGGGGCGGACAGCGGTTCGATGCTGTTAATCAGTCTGAGGTCCAGTTGAGGTTCCAGAAGGTACACGCCGCCGTCGCTGAGGAAGAACACAAACCTGCCAGCGTTCACGATAGCCTTAGGGCCTACGGCGCCGAAGGCATTGGTAAGCGTCTGGATGAAGGACGCGGAGTCAGGCCCCTCCCCTGTAGCAAACTGCTGGTTCTCGATTTTAGCCCTAAAGACTCCGTTGCGCTGGAAGATGAGGAACTCATTATCGGCCCAAGGGGTAAACCCGACAATACGGTCGTAGGCGCCCTGATTGATGGTGAACTGCCCGAAGGTCAGGTCCCACATGTTATAGTCGAGGTAGTCCGAGGCCGCAATCTTGTCCCTGTCGCGTTTAATAATCACGCGGTTGCCGTAGAACATGCCAACCTCGCACGGAGGGAAGTTGGCGTCTACGCCCTCAATGTCGCCTTGGGTGACGATTTGAACGGCACCGCTACCAGCCCATGCCAGAGGAGACTTGCCTTTCTGGAAGACGCAGGTTCCAGTATGGTTGTTGGTAGAGGAAGTTGTTAGAGTATATTGGAACGTATTGGTCGTTACGTTGCTGATTATGTAAGAGCCGTGCGCGTACGTATGGCCAACCACTCCAGACATGATGACCTCGTCGCCGTTCTGTAGGCCATGGCTGTTAAACGTGACCGTTGCGGTGGTTCCTCCGTTGGTAAGGACAATGCTTCCAGTCCGAGCCTCTGCTGGCTCACCGCGCAGGATGAACAGGTGGTCAATCGCCTGAAAGACCATGCCCTTGTCGCTCGGGGAGACTGGCCGAGGAAGGTTGAAGAACTGGGTAGTTCCGTTGCTGTTGGGGTCGAAGATGTACAGCCTGTTGCTGGTAACGACGGCTATTTTCTCTACGCCAGCCTTCGTGACGTAGACGCACGACATGAGAGGGGATAGCCCCAATAGGTCGGCTGGCGTTACGTTCTTGTTGCCCCTGCGGACAGAAGCGTGTCCGCGCTGAAGGCGTGTGTTCTGGGAATACTGAAGGTACTGAGGCTTAAGCATAGAGGAGTTCGTGCGGCTTTCAAAGCCCACGAAACCTCCGTCTACGTCCTGCTTGTACTCAGCATTAGGCATCAGGAGGGCGGGTTGCTAAAGTTGTCAGCCGTGTAGAAGCCGCCAGAGCCATTGTGGTAAACATACCTGTACATGTACTGATTCAAATTGGAGTCGTAAAATTGGCTAGAAGTTGCAACGATGTTATTAGAAAAGGAGCCTGAGTTCGGGCCTCCTGCGGCGGTGGTAATTCCTCCAGTGCCAACATACCAACTGTCCCCATTACTCACGTCAAAATAACCTTTCGCAAAATATACTGTCGAGTAAGTGGTTTCAGTGACAGCACTACCGCTTAAGGAAATCCAGTTCCCCATACCATCAGTGAAGTCAAAATTGTAAGTACCCCACACATCTGTTCCAGTCGAGTAATCAAAAGCAAGCAAAGCACCTACTGTAGCCGATGGGTACCAAGAGCCGTTTTGTGCGTTGAACGCAACATAGAATGGGTTGTTGAGGTGTGCTATTGGGAAAGGGCCAGCCCAAGCGGCTGAAGGAAGCGGCGTTCTCGTTAGCATGGCATTGCTAGCCAACCCCGCCGCCAAGCCAGTAGCCGTTGCGGTCGTCGTGAACGGATTTCCAGTAGAAGGATTGATAGACGCCGAAATGGCGTTAATCGCGTTCTGGCTAATCTCGTTCCCAATCTCAACTACGTTGACTGGGATTTGAGACGGACTGGTAATCGAGATTCCCATTAGGAGTTCGCGTACGCGATGTGGACCTGAGTGTTGGCGGCGGAGGAGATGAGGCGGACGGTGCCGTTGTAGTTCTCCTGAGTAATGCTACCAAGCGGGGGGATGCGAATGCCTACGGCACCAGTGTCGGCGAAGATAGCCTGAACGGTGGCGGTGGCGGAAGTGTTCTGCACGACCAGAGCGACGCGGCGGGTGCCAGCGGGAGCGGTAGGCAGTACTTGAACGGCGGAGGTGCCGACAGTCGTGTCAGCGTGGACATAGCCTTTGATAAAGGCTCCCTGATAGGATACGTTTTTGCTCATTTTAGTAAGACGAAATAAAGTTGATACGGCGAATCTGGCCCTGCTGGCGTAGTTCCTTGTCGAACTCCATCTCCAGCATGGCGCTGGCGTCCGACTCCGCCTTCTGGGCGTCTTCGTACTGTTGTTCGGAGCGTAGGAAATCCGCGTATACGCCGCGGCTCAGGTACGTGCCAAAGATATAAGGCACCTCAATCTTCTCCCAGAACGACGAAGTCATGGGAGTGATTGACGAGCCTACGTCTTGCTTGGCCTTAAAGAAGTTACCGTAGTGAGGTTTGCCCTCAATAGGCATGTAGGTTCCAGTCTCGGAACCAGTGTCGAAGTATACGTAAGCGCCAGCCTTGTAAGGGATGCTCTTGTAGAGTTCGCCTTGGATGTCTGGGCGCTTGAATCGGTATTCAACCCAGTACTTGTCGGCGTCCGTAGTCTGGACGACAATCTTGTCCATCCCAGCGATGGTAGTAAGGGCGTAATTCTTGTAGACGGCCTGAGTAGTCGCCAGAGGGTTCTGGCTGTACACGCCGACGATTTCACCAGCGTCCGCAGGTACGGTCATGCTGGTGACATTGTTAGCGTCCTTGGTGACGCTTAGTTCCGAGTAGACGGTCAGGCTGTGCCAAGGGTACGCCTCCCAAGCCATGCGGAGGCGCTGGTTGCAGAACTGGCGAATAGTTCGGAAGTTCTGGTCTGAGATGTTGGATACGTCGTACCCACACAGGTTGATTGCGTCCAGAAGGACGGTGCTGAAATCTACGGTTCTCAAGAAAGTGAACGGCCAAACTGGTCGACGATTCCGCTAGCCTTTCGGCCTTGGACGACGACTTGAGTCTTGGTCGTGGTTTTGACGAATAGTTCTGGGTTGTGCTTACGCATGTAAGCAAGGAAGCCCTTATCGGACCAACAGCCCTTGCCTAGTTTCATTTCCCAGAAGTGCCACACGTCAGGAGGGACCCGCATCATTAACTGACCGAGTCCCTCCACCGTGTTAGCCTTTCCGCTGTGATTAAAAGCGGCTCGGCGACGAACCGCGGCTTCGTTTTGGACCTTTCGGATGTTCCAGCCGTTGATAAGTTCCTGATGCAACTCCTTGAGAAGTTGCTCTGGGACCCCTTTGGCTAGTTCAAGCGAAAGGTCCACGTTCGATTAGAAGTCGAACTTGCCGAAGAGGAGCGGGTTGTGGATGCAAAGACCCAGAACCATCTCGATGGCGTTGCGGGGGCCACCACCGTTGTCGGTCAGTTCAATGACCTCAGCGATGTTGCCGCCGTAGCGAACTTCGACGTGCTCGAACGGAATCACGAAACCCTTGTCGAGGTCAGGCGTGAAGTCACCGTAGGTGCCGCTGGCAGGGTTGGTATCGAGGCTACCGAGCCAGTTGGAGACGTGGAGGTTGTACTGGCCGAAGTCGCCTTGGAAGACGTCGATGTACTGGGTGTAGGTCGACTCGCCGCCTTCGCGCAGGGTGCGGATGGGGCTGGAGGACTGGGCCACGCCATTCGGGGTCGTGTAGACGAGGTTCGAGAACGCGCGCTTCAGGTTGACCGCGACGAGGGCGTCGTAGGTCTTGTTCTGACCGCTCTGCTTGTACTGGGCGGTCAGGAGGTCCTGAACGTGCGACTCGTTAAGAGCCGAAGGGCCAGCACAGACGTTGGCGTTAGCGACGACGCGGCTGGTGCCGCTGATGGTCTTCGTCGACGAGGCGGCGATGATGTTGTCGGCAGGGACGCAGTAGTCGTCAGGAACAGGGAGGGTGGTGTCCTTTTCCCACTTGGTCTTGGTCCAAGAGTCCAGAGCGCGGGTGCGGTAGCCAACGGAGCCGTTGTCAGCCTGAGCAGTCTGGTTCGAGGTGAGGGCGACTTCGACGTCGCGCTTCATCGCGAGCATGGCCTTGGCCATCTGGCGGGAGCGCTCAGAAGCGACGCCAGCAACCTTGACCATGTTGGACTCCGTCAGTTTAGACACACCGAACTTGCGGCGGAAAATCTGAGGGTAGGCCGCGAGGGTAGCACGGTAGCCGATGGTGTACTGGTCCATCTTAGCGCCGCCAGCCGTGTCGCCAGTGAGCGACTCGTCGGTGCCGTCGATGACAGGCATGACGCGGGGGTCGGGGTTCTTGTCAACCTGCCACTGGAACAGGGTGTTCGACGGTTCGGCACCTTTGCGGGCCATGGTGGTGAAGGGGGTGTCCTTCGCGTCCACCATCGTAATCATATCAGCAATATCCTCGCGGCGACCGACGCGATTAGCCTCATTGGCGTTCTGATAGTTTCCAAGGTCACGTTCAAATAAGCGTCCCATAGTAGTATTTTGTTTGGAGGTTTAACCGACAACTAACGACCGAGTTTCAACTCGATGAGCGACGCCAAATCATCCTTTGAACCAGTCTTAAGGAACCGACTCTCCACTTCCGAAACATTCTTAGTGTTGGAATGCATACTCGGGCTAGCAGAGGGGCGACTGGGCTGAATAGGAGCACGACGAGGCTGGGACGCGGAACTAACTACCTTCTTCGCCTGACGCGCTTGCATACCGTAGACGAAGTCTCCGATAACAAGTTTATAGTCAGGGAACTCAGTGAGTTCTGGGAAGTTCTTCAGGAGTGCAACTGCCGTTTGGTACTCCTTAGTATCCTTTTTCTTCCACCACGGATATTCATTCTCCGCGACTGGGTCGAAGCGCCTACGAGCGTTGAGGAACTGAACTTGCTCGGGAATGTTGGTTTCAAGGTCTTTCATGGCCTGAACCTTCATTCGACGAACTTCCGATTCCTCGACATGCACAGTAGTGCCGTCAGCCTTTGCAACCTCACCGCCGTACGGATTCTCTTCGCACCAGTCGCGAACCTGACGAGCCTGTTCGATGGCCTTTTGAAGGGCGGCGTCGTCAGTCAGCGTTCTGAACGGATTTTTCGTACGCGGAGAAGCGGGGATGGCTTCCTGCTTGTTTCGCGCTTCCTCAAGTTCCTTGCGAAGTTTATCGGCTTCCGCTTCGGCCTCACGGCGCTTGGCGGTAATCTTGTCGATTCGCTTCTGGATATGCTTGGGGATACCTTCTTCCTGTTCCGAATCATCCTCGCGGCTACCTGCCACGTTCTCGGACGAATCATTGTCAATGCCACGGCCCAGAATGGACGCCTCGGCTAGAGGGTCGTCGATTTGGTATCCTTGGTCTTCCGCCGTCTTGTTCTCGGACTCGGCGGCGTCCGTCTGTGGCGAACTGGACAGCACAGAGGAGTCTAGTAGAGAGGCAAGCCCCTCCACGTCCAGAGCGCCAGTTTCGCTCTGGTTGATTCGAGGGCTTTCACCCTTGTTGTCGTTTTCGGTAGTCATGCGGTTTAATGTCCAGCAAGCGGACGGTCAGGGTTTAACGCTCCCAGAAGCGAAGAGACTTTTTTGAAAAAATTACCGCCGCGTCAACAGGGGCTAGCCTGTAGTGCCATTTCGGGCATGCTTTGGTAAGGTTTACTCAGACTCAGGTATGTTGAACTCTTTTCGGGCCTGAGCGCGCATTTCCACCAAGTGGTTCTTGATATCAACCATAGCGTCTGCTCTGCCGCATGCGTGAGCGCGTTCGGCATCGCTTTGGTTGCTACGGATAGCATTGGCTACTTCCAACTCGATGAAAGTGTCCATAATGCGCATCGTGGCGGTCCAAGCCTTGTTTTCGCCTTTGAAGGCTAGGCTTTCTAGGGTTTCCCGAGTAGCGGTGAAGTTTGGCTTTTCCATGGGTCAAATTACATCGGCTGGGGCATGGGGGGAGCCTCGGCGCCTTCGGGAGGCATCTGCTGGGGCGGCTGACCGCCTCCCTGCATCTGCTGTTGGACCATGGCGATAGCCTGTTCCTGCGGGACGCCTTGGGAGACCAGTTCTTGGACCATGGCTTCCATCTGCATGCGCATATCGCCTCCAGCGACCTGTTGCTGTTGCGCCTGAGCCATCTGCTCCTGCTGGGCCAAGCCTTCTGCGCCAAAGTCTGCCTGAGCCTGAGACTTGCCCTCTCCTCGGGCCTTCTGGGCCTCTTTGGCCTGTTCGATGAACCCTTTGACCTGTTCGGCAAGGGAAGTGCCTTGGGGAGCCACGCCAGTGCGCCCAGTCTGCTTGTTCTGCTCCTGCTGGACCGACATGGTGAGGTTCTGGACGTAAGTCTGGAACAACTGCTGGAACAACTGGTCGCCCTGAAGCGCCTGTTGAGCCTTGGGGTTCTGCTGGAGAATCTGCTGGGCCAGTTGAATCTTGGACTGTGCCGAAGGGTCGGATTCGACAAGTTGCGGGGCGTTGCCAAGCAACATGAGGCCAATGTCGGTCTGGACGTCTCGGAACATCTTCTGGGACGCCTGTTCAGAGTCGGTGATGAGGTCCTTGCCGAGGTCAGGGCTAATGGCCTCAATGACCTTCTTGAGCAACTTGGTTCGGTCAATTACGCCGCCAGAATCCAGAGGAACGGCGAACTTGGTAATAGCGTCCAACTTTTCCATGACGAGGTTCGTGTCGACCTCGCGGACGTCGAACTTGATGAAGAAGTCAAAACCGCCGTGAATCTCGCTGGCGTTAGACGGAAGGTCCACGCCGCAGATGCGAACCTTCTCCTGCGGGGTCAGGTACTGAAGAGCCAACGCGAACACCTGCTGATAGATTTCAGTCCAGCAAGACAGCCAAGAATTGACCAGCGTCTGCTGGAGCAACTGGGAGCGAACGTCTTCAACGTACTTAGACGTCAGGCCGTAATAAGCCGCATGCTGAGCCTCTACGCGCTCAATCATGCTAAACGCTACCTGAGGATTGCCAGCGGGCGGTTCGAGGAACGTGTAATCGTCCTTGGAAGTGACAGGCAACTGAACAGCAGGTCCAAGGCGGTTGAGGGCGCCGATGCGCTTGCTTACGCGGAGCGGCGGCAGGGTTTCAATCGCGGTACGGTCGCGAAGCGAGTCATGCTGGGCCTTGATTTCGTCTTGGTCGGTTCGGCTGACCTCGGGAATGCCTCGGGACTCCATGATAGCGCGCCGAATCCATTCGCGGCGGAAACCGACAAACGGATACTTGCCGTGGTAGTAGTCTAGAATCTCATGTTTTCCGTAGGAATTGTTTCCGACCTGCGGTGAAAACACAGTGTAGTAAATGGCTGGGATGCCCTCGTCGTTAATCTGGCGGGCATAGGAATACACGATTTCAATCATGTTGCGGCCGCGCCACACGTTCGTCGTGAGGACGTTGGTAACAGGCGTCAGGCTAGGGTCATTGTACATCGACGCTTTGCCGATGCTGGCACAAGCCTGTTCAATGAAGTCGCTGGACCAGCCGTCCGTATGTTCCATGGCCCTGACTTCAACCTCGGTCAGGAAAGTTCGGCGGAAAATTACGCGCGCTCGGTTAAGGTCAGTGGTTTCCTGAGGGAACGTAACCTCGTCGTAAGGCTTGAGGGCGGTGACGCAGGGTGCGTTGCTGAAGACGTAAGGCTCTTCAATCTCCGCCGCGCCTTCTTCGCGGAGTTGGCGGACCATCTTCTTACAGTCGCTGACCTTGGCGTTGTTCATTACGGCGGAAAGCATCTGGGCAAGGTAATCGTCGTTTTCCGCGTCCATGATGAGTTCAGGCAGTTTGCTGAGGACGCCTTCGGGGTCCTGCTCGGCCTGAAGTTCGGAAATGGCCGTCAGGTCATCCATGGTGACCTTCTGGCGGCGCAAAGCCGTCTGCTGGTCCCAAGTGACGTGGAAAACAGTCCAGCCGTACTGAAGGGCGTACTGGGCGGCAAGGTAAGCCTCCTGATACATTTCGCGGCTCTGGCGGCTTTCAAGAAGCCAGCGCATGAGGTTGCCAGCCGAGGAAGCGTTCGCGGCATCTTCCGAGGTCACGCCGCTGACGCGCAAGACACTGCGCTGGAAAGCGGTAATAAGAAGGGACGTCAGGTCATTGATAGTTCGGTCAACGAGGCGGACGCGGACGTCTGAGGCGCCTTCCCACGGCATGGCAGGGTTGCCGTTGCCGCGCGGGTCGCTGTGCTTTTTGCCGTCGTCGGTCTGCCCAGCCCATCGGCAGAACCGAATATCGTCCATGGCCGCGAGGCGGTCGAGCGACGAGCCGTTGTACAGGCTGTCGTTAAACTCGCGGATAAGGTTATCGACGTCAGGCTTCTTGGAAGCCTGAGCGGTGGCGTCAACCGTGCGACTGCCCTTGGGGTATAGAGGTTTCATTTAGTTTGATGTGTTGAATAAGTTCGTCTCGGTAAAATCGGTGATGGCCACCCTTGGTGACATACGTACGGAGGGTGCCGTCCTTGCGAAGCCTGTCGAGGTATCTTACGGACAGGCCAGTGAGTTGGGACGCGGCTTTGCGCGACAGGAGGGGGGGAGTCATGCTAGTAGGAAAATGGGTCCGTGCCTTTGTAGGTTCGCTCGTCTTCGTATTCTGGATTCATGACCGCTAGATAGCGCAAGCAGTCGATAGGGTCCTTCGAGCACCCCTTTTGGCCGTCGCGGCCAGTCCACTCGCGGAGGCAGTAAATCAGGTTCTGGCACTTGTCAGAGATGTACACGCGCGGCTGGTTCACACTGCTAATCGGCTCATTGGGGTCGTAGGCCAGCCAGTCGTTAATCATGCCTACGCCCTCCTCAATCACGATGCCGCTGGCTGGAACGAGGAACATAGGGTCGTCCCCACTGGCAAACAGGTCGATGACGCTGGTGCCGTGGTCCATTCCTGCCGCCTGTGCCGCCCCAGCGCGCGGGTCGACGTAGCGCTCGATGATTGTCTCCTTACCCTCGAGGGAGCGTATCAAGTGTTTATAGTCCGTCAGCCCTCGGCCAGAGTTCATGGTCTGGGCGGGTCCCATCTTGCCGTCAGGCTTCTCGGAGGCCAAAGCCCACTCTCCGACGCTCATGTCTGGCCATTCCCTGTAAACGTAGCGCGTACCGTCTTCTGTGATGCGCATCCACAGCATAAACCAGTTTCTGGCGCCAGCAGGGTCACACGCGAAGTAGTTGACGCCCTCCGCAGGGACTTTGTCGCTGGGGATGACGTGTATGTCGTTGAAACGTGGGAATTGGTTGCCTTGGAGTGATTCAGCCCACCCATAGGCTCGAATCTTCACCTCATACTGGGTTCTGCCGCTCAGGCTCTTCGCCAGTTGGTCAAATGGGTTATAGGGGTTGAACTCGGAAAAGAACCACATCGCCACGGCGCCTTTTCGGACGCACTTGGCTACGTACGGCATTTGGCCGCTCGGACAGTTGGTAACGTTGCGCGAATTGTCCAAAAGTCGCGCGGGCTTGGATTCAATGATGCGGGAACCAGCCAAATAGTCCTTAACGACGTTAGTATAGCCTGTGATAGGCGTAAAAGTGACGAGCAACTTACCTTTTCGCGTGATATTGCGGAAGCGGAGCGTCTCTACCCAGTCAAGAGGCACAAGTTCGTCGCACCAGATGAAATCTGTCTCTCCGCCCTCGATAACAGTGCGGTCCTGAGCATAATTCATGAAGAAACACTGGCTTCCGTTTGGCAAAACAAAGGAGTTCTCCGAAAATCCGTTCTTTTGCGTGTACGAGATGTTCGTAACGCGCGTTTTCTTCACCTGCTTCAGTTCCGCGGGCAAATATTTCCAAACAATGCTCTGTTGCATCTGAATGGACGACTGGGAAGTCGTGTGAAGGCACCAAACGCGGCTGTTCGGCTTGTTTACGAGCGTGTAGACGACCCGCTTGGCCGCGTATTCGGTCTTTCCCGCGCGGTTGCCCCCGCTAAGGAGCATTTCGTCGTTCTCGTTTAACAGCCTATCGGCGTCTTTCCAGTAAAACGGCTCGTACCCATGGCGGTATGGGTCCGATTTCTCCGCTTCAATCTTATCCTCCCGCAGTTGCAGGAGGTTTAACACATACTCCTCACCATGCTTGCCTACCAATTCGCGGATTTTGTCCGCGCTAGGTGCAACAAGTACAGGGTGAGGAGTAAGGTTAAGCACCTTTAGAACGACGGTATTTCTTACTGTAGTTCTTATGGTACTCTCTGTTCGAGGGCAAAGACGCAGACGACTTCAAGGTGGGGGTCTTCTTACGCATCTGGAACTTAATCGCAGATTCGTGATAGGATTTAACCTTGGCGTAGCGCCGCGTGGCGCTTCGGCTGGAGTTCCTTGCCTCGAACATTAGTCCTTTTTCTCGCTCTTGATGCTGTCAGACCACTTGGTCATGTAGTTCTTGTAGTCATCAACCTTATCCATGGCGCGAAGCGCCTTGGTCTTGTTGTTGCGGACGACGAAGAACGTACCAGCGGCACCGACAGCGACACCGACGAGGAAGGAAAAGACGACGGTTAGCATCGCTTACCTCCTCGAACAGGCTTGTTCATCTTGGACTTTTTGGGCTTTTTGTTTTTACTCATTGGGGGGAAGTTTATTGCGCTTGGAGTTCTCGACCAAGGCGAACGAGCCGCCGCGGCGCATGGCATGAAAATCGTTCATATCGACAGGAAGACCTCGGGACGCGGCCTCTTCCTCGGACTGTACCACCATGGCAAACCGCAGGTTGTGCTGTTCGATAAGAAAATCGCTACGACCGCCGTACGAAGCGGTCATGGCTAGGTTGACTGGTATTTCGTTCTTACGTGCCACCCAGAAAGGCAGGGACTTGGTAAACGCCCAGAACTGAACGGTCGGTCGCTTTCGGCAGACCTCGAGCCAAGCGTCAAAATAGTTCTGGCTAAAGAAGTCACCGCCTCCATGGATACGCACATGCGTCGCTTTATGAGGGAGTGCTTCGAGCAACATCCGAACAATTTCGCCATGGTTAAGGTGCTTCAGGGTTTCAAAGTTATCCCACACCTGCTTGCGCACGGCTGGGTAGCGCTCAACGGTAGCGGAGTAGCATCGGAATACTTGGTCCTTACCGTTTACAATCTTGCCAGTCTCACGGTCGGCAAATGCTTGGCATTCCTTGGCCTGAGGGCAGGACCAGCCGCTCGGCAGGTTAAATGACCATGTACCTTTGGGCAGGTAAGAGTTACCTTTGGTAAACTTAATCATCAGAACTTCCCCCTGTAGCGAGGGTTGCGCATGGGTATCCACCACTTGGTGTAGGAGCCGCCTGAGCGCGCTTCACACTTCATACCTTTCATCCATTTGGACGAATCCTTTACCCTCATAATCAACTTTTCGCCACCTTCGGCGACGGCCTCGATGAGGTAGGGATTGCGGGGCAACACCCGAATGACAGTGAGGGTGCGAATCTCGGCGCCGTCAGGCGCCGACGCGATTTTTTTTGGGGCCACTTCTTCGGTTTTCAGGCCGAGGTGAGCGGAAATCTTGGCCACTCCAGAGGGGCGGAGCCACATGGGGCGCATGGGTTCGGGTTTGCTACCCTCCTCCCGAAAGTAGTCTTCGGCGTCGAGCACCTGCTTGCGCAGGTCGGACAGCGCTTTGCGTTGCATGCCCAGTTGCTTGGCCACGTCAGCCTCGCGTACAGGCGCATCGGGTAGTTCCATGGACCTAACTAAATGGGGCTAGTATGACACACTGCAAGCCTCCTTTTGCCAAATTATTTCTTCTGTGGGAATGCGTAGGGGTAACCGCGGGCGATTGCTCAGCAGACCCCCCCCACCCCTATGACACTCTATGACGTAGGTGGCTATGACAGGCGCCTATGACACTAGGTGCTATGACAGTGTATGACACTGATGGCTGGCAGGGCTATGACACTGGTATGACAATCGTAACTGTCGTAACCGTATGACACTGGCATGGTTCGGGCGCAGGGGCCTAGGAGGGCCTAGGAGGCGGGCTTGGGCTAGGGGCTAGGCACTGAGCCGTGCATGCTATGACAATGGCCTTGTAGGGGCCTCAGCGCTATTCTTTTGGGGTATTGCCACTGTGGTCTGGGGCATCCGAAGGATGGGTGGGCTAGGTAGGGCTAGGCTGGTGCTAGGCGGGCCTGAGGCTGGCGCACGTGGCGCAGGGCCGAGCAGGGCGGCTGAGGGGCCTAGGAGGCGCTACAGGGGCTTGGGATAGGTTGGGGGTGGGTGAGGGCTGGGCTGG